GTTGTGGTTGTGCCAGGAAAGTTTTTTGCATAAGAAGCAGCCGCCATCCCAAGTTTGCCAATAGCATCAAAGTAAGAACCTGTAACTGCATCGCTTGCCGCCTCGTTTAACATTCTTGATTGAATTTCACCAAATGACATTGCTGAAGTAGCGCCTTCTTGCAATACCGCAAAATCTTGACCTGCCTCTTTAGTGTTACGTTCTTGAATTAACTTAGATGAACCTGAGAAGCCTGACACGCCACCAGCAAAGCCTCTAGCGGCCGCAGTAGCATTGTTCTGTAACAACCTGCCCAATACTGAGTTTGCTTGTTGTTCATACTGCAAAGCGTCACGACTAGCCTTTAATTGAGCTTGTTGTGCTTGCAATTGATACATTGTCTTTTGTTGCTGACCTTGCCTTAAGGAGCCAACAGCAGATAATACTCCGCTACCAACCGCCACATAAGGCGCTGCCGCAGCAATAAATGGTAATGCAAAAGCCATAATTAAGTCCCCTGATGTACAGCTATTTTATATTCCATCCCAAGCAAAGTAAACTTGAGTGGATATGATTGCGTGATTGTAATCTTAGCTTCGTTGCTATAGCCAAGAATACCATGTAATACTTTAGTGCCAGTAAACTCTGGAATGTCAGTATCTAAAATACCAACTGTATCAAATGTCCTAAATGGAACTTCAATGCCATTTATTTTCATGTGCTGAGTTTCCAACACCAAAGCATTAACTTCAACAATGCGTTTCTTAAAGCCAACTCTTGTTCCAGTTTGCAACTTAATGTCTACTGGCATAGTCCTAGCTTCTACTGCAATGGGTAATCCAATCTCATAACTCGCTGTAGATGCCCTAGGAAGCGTTACAGTGCCACCAGCACCGACTATCTCATCGGCTTGAACCAATCCATCCAACAATAGGTTTGTCGTGCTTCCTACGAGGTGTGATACGGTTAGTGAAGATATGATGCCACCAGTCTGAGCGCAATCAGTTAGCAACGTATTGTCAAATCTTTCTACATAATACTGCACAACACCATTGATGGTACGCTTAACAACAGTATATATAGTAGTAATGTCCACGCCAATGTCTTGGAACTCACCGCCAGTAGTAATAAACTCTGATGGAGCAATTACATTCTCAACACGCAATAAAGAATACGCGGCAATAGTACCATCTGTAGCATTGACTATTAACAACAAGTCATTCTCGTCTGTGTCCACAGCCTTACGCAATGCCATGCGCTTAGGCGCTTTTAGCAAGTGACCGGACAGCAATGAAATCTTACTTGTGATATACGTTAGTTGCGTATCGCTGAACGACACTTCGCTTAACGCTTTGCCTTGACGTTGGATAAACAATGTGCCTGCGTCTAACAGTTGAACCCTGACGCCTGGCTTAATGCCGTTCCTACCTGCACTGTTTACAAAAAACGATGTTGGAGTAATTGGCTCAAGGCCTTGTTGTGGAACATAGAACTCGCCACCAGTAGTAAATATCTGTAAGTCACGACCACTAATCATATCGACAATGGCGTTAAATGTATTGGTGTCTAGCGTTGCCTCTACAGCGTCATCATCAAAGCCTTCTGTTGGCTCAAACGAGAAGAACTGACCTACACGACTACCCCATATTGTAGATGGCCTTGTCTTACTGCCACCAAAATATAGACGCCCTTGATGGAATGTAACTGACCTTGGGTAGCCACGAGTTGCAGACCATACGGCTTCATAGCCAGTTTCTAATTGCCAGTTGCCTGATGTAATTGCAGTAGTAGCAAAGAACGGAAACTCTGTAACGGCATTGACTACGGTGCCACTAACGTACTCAACAATCTTTGCTCTGCCTTGTGGAGTAGCATTAATGTATTGACCAACATGTCCAACAACGAACACGCTAGATGACGCAGTAAGAGTAATTTTCCCTGATACAGCAGATGGGGTTAATGTGCCTGCTGGATTGCTAGTTGCCAATGTAAAGGCATACTTAGGAACGCTAGTAAATGCTAATGTAGATGCAGTCCATGTAGAGTCGCTACCACCACGAACAATCTTAACTGGAGCAATAGTCTCATGGGTTATGATTAATGTGTCAGCAGATTGTGTCCAACACATATCATTTAAAATAGATGAACCAACAGTCGTTACAAGGTAAGGATTGCCAGTACCATTTATGTTACTAACCAATGAACCATTCTTAAACACATACATGCGATTATGCGTAAAGCACAACATGTAACTATCAGAAGTAGAGAACTCAAAGGAAACTAAGCGAACGCCATTGGCAGCAGACTCAGTGCCAGAGTTTGGTAACGCTGTGATGTAACGTGTGCCGGGTCTACGAGTGATACCGCCTTGTGGCTGACAGACTACATTGGTTGCTTTCTCTAACGCATTGCCGTAAGACTTCAAGTCATTACGCGCACGGATTAATGGGTCAAGCTCACCAGCCGTAAAGTTTGTCTGCATTGTGACAAAGCGAGCCATCTACTATCCTCGTACAGAAATTAGAGAGAAGTCTTTAATGCTATTTGCTGGTTGGTTTTGACCATCAATGTTCATGGCAGTACGCATATAACCACCACGACCGTTCTCACCAGGAGAACCTACTGCTACGCCTTGCCAATAAGCAGCTTTCTCTGTTTGGTCTGTAATAGGGATTGATATGTGCCACGCTGTTAGATACTTGAGTAACTGAATAAACCATACAGGCATTTCAGTTTCAGGTGTGTAATACTGGTAATCAACATAGATTATTTCTTCGTTAGTCAACAACTTAGAACCCATGATGCGGTAGCCAACAATTGGCATTTGATTTAAACCGCTAGAGTTATATACAGCGCGTGGCGCACCAAGCCTGTCAGCAGGCAGTTGGTATTCATATTTAAACTCATTAGTTGGGGTTGTTACTAATTGCGCTAGTTGCGTCTTTTTGAATGAGAAGCTCCACGGATAAATCATCAGAGCTTGGTCACGAATATCTGGGTATAGGCGGTCACATACAGAGGCTTCATCTGTGCCTTCAGTAAATGATGTGATAGGTTTTGCACCTAGCATTAACAATGCGTCAGAACAAATTGAAACGCCTGAATCACCTGCTGCCATATATACCTCTACATAAATAAAAGCCACCCTACCTTTTGGGCAGGGCAGCTAGTTTGTTACTTCTTAGTCAGAATCGGTGTTAGCCAATACTGTGCCATCATTTACATCCACAACGCCAGAAGCGTTAGAAACGACGTAATACAAAGCAGCAACAGCGGTAGTGCCTGTTGATGTTACTCCGTAGATTAAATCACCTACGCTTAATACTGTAGCCAAGCTGTTGAAATAGCCAGATGTATTAACATCCGCTAACGCATCAGTTGTTTTGTAAGCATAAATTGCTGGTGAGTTACCAGCCTTAGATGCCGCTATTGTTGAAAAACCAGTTGCTGAATATGCCATTATCTATTCTCCTCTTAAGATTCACGAGCAACAATAGACACAATACCTTCTGCGTCGATAGTAGTTGCGCCAGCAGAGAACATAGATGCAACCAAGAAAGATGTTTTTTCTGGGATGTAATTGATTTCTGTTTTTGGAGCAATACCTTCGCCATAGCCGATAGCATCTTTGTGGAACGCGAAACATGTGCGGTCTAATGAACCATCAATTGCTAAACCACCTTCTGTGCGGTCACCAATAACATGGAATTTGAAACCTAAGAATGTATCTAGTTCACCGTTTACCAATGCTTTTACAGTATTGAAGTCAGAGCTAGTTACTGCTGTCTCTGCCAATAATGATTGTAAACCATTTGAGTGAATGATAATGCCACGGTCTGTAGGTGGAACGTTGTTTTTGTCCATCAAGCCTTTAGCTTGACGAAGTTTAGCTACGTTCATGTTAGTGTCAGCGCCACCAACGTCGTTGCCTACTGCCAATGATGTGCCTGAGTTAGCCAAAGCATTAAGAATCAATTGGTCTTGACGACGGCCAATAGCATTACCTAATACTTGAACAAGCTCTGAACGCTCATCAAAGTTTACTTTTTGTTGACTGAAAATGTCGCTGTATTCAGCTGCAATCCAATCTTCTAATGTCAATGTAACGTTAGAGAAGCCAACGTTTAACGGTGTAACATCTGTTTGACCAACACGAGGTGTAGCAACGCCACGACCTACTTTTGGAAATTTAACTGTAGAACCTTCTACCCCACGACGCTGACGTACAGCACCTACCAATTGAGCTTTACCTTGGTATGCTTGTTTAACTTCTGCGTCAAAGAGGGTTACAAAGGCATTTGATAAAGACATGCTCATAATGTATCTCCTGATAACGAATTAAAATAAAGTTTTGTGCTGTGGTGTGCCGCGAAGCGGGCCGTTGCTTGCTACTTACGGAAGCCAATCGTCAAGGTTACTTGAGTTTGGGGTCAATTTAATGATATGCCCACGCTCTTTATATCACAGTCCATAAACAAATACAATGGTTTTTTATAGATTGATAAGAAATATTTATGATTAGGACAAAAAAATACCCAACCGAAGCTGGGTATCGTTACTACATTTGTAGTTAATTGAACGCTTGGTTAAACATTCTTTCAACTTTGGTGCGGTATGCGGCATCAGTTTTATAACGTGGGTCAGCAACCATGCCCATTAGCTCGTCTTTAGATGGTGCGCCATCAATAGGAGCAGACTGTGTAGGAATACGGCCTTCGTATGCTTCACGAAGTTTAGTCAATGCTTGAATACCTTTAGCGGTACCACCCATGAACTTGAACTCCTCAAAGTCATCCTTGCCCCAAATGCCTTTTTGAACTAGGCCACCGGCCCACTCGGTCATGCCTTTAATGATAACGTCAGCATTAGGGCCTAACGCTTTCTTCTCAGCAGCGGCATCAAACTTAGCTTGTTGTTGCACAGAGCCAGCCTTCTCAATCACCCCACCAACTAGAGCATCAAGAGCTACTTGGCTTACGCCATACTCTTTAGCCCAGCCTGATACATGTTGACGAACTGGGTCGTCTTCTGGTGTTGTGCCAAATGCAGAGAAATCATAATTGCCATCTTCAGGAGCCTTATGTTTACCTTGGCTAATCTGTTTGCGTAAATCTGTCCATGATTTTGCTATGGCTTCCAAGTCAGGCTCGGAGTCGTCTTTCTTCCAGAAATTCTCAGGCCACCAATCTGGGCGCTCTAATGGTGAGTCATCTTCCGGTGCTTGTAAGTGACTAATTTCTGATTTGTTTGTATCTACTGGTTGATTACTTTCTAGTGAAATACTGTCCAATAAGCCTTCGGCAGGTTGTTCTCCGCCTTGGGGTTGGGTATTTTCGTCTGTCATTTAATTTCCTTTGCTTGTTTAATCCGTGCTTCTAAATCCCTAATGACGCTACATTGTCCTTCACGATAAAATGCGAAGCTAGGGTCAGCTCCCGGCACGGCTACAGGATGCTCTAATATTGTATTGCGTAACCATTCCATTAACTTCTTGCCATCTTCGTTAGACGCAAGCACACGGTGACATAGTTTAGCTAAGTCCTCACGCGCTTGCTCTACCTTGCGTATGTCTGTTGCTTGAAACTCAAGCCCTTCCCATCCATCAAGTGTTGCCATTACATTGCACCTTTCATCGCTTCACCTACCACTTGCGACGCCATCTCTGGATTAGCTTGTGCGGCTTGTTGAGCCATCTGCGCGGCTTGTTGTTTCATCATATCACGCTCGGCTGGGGAATTACGCACTGCTTGAGGTATAGCCATCTTATCTGCAATCAAGTCTAGCAACATATCAGTCTTCAAAGTAAACTGACCTTCTGGGCCAGCCTGCTGTGTAATCTGCAAAAATTGCATAATGTTTTGCACATCATCCATGTTCTGTGACATGGCTAGTGGTGAGATAGGAGTTACTTTAATCTCAAGACCATTTACTTTTAATGGCAAGTCAATGATGCCACGGTCATCCATAATCTGTAGTATCTTCTCTACAAGTGGAACCATAGTCTCGTTAATCAAACGACCAAACGCAGAGCCTAAGTTTTGTGATAACTGTTTCATGCGCTCAATAACTTCTGTCGCAGAACGAGCAGACATGTTGTCAGGTGGCAATGATTCATCTAGCAATATAGACTTAATGTTCATACGCAAGTCGTTCATTACAATTTGAGAAACATTGAAGTCACCAGCGCGCGGTAGAGGCTTCAACGACTCGCCTTGTGGCCCACCGTTACGAGCAACAGGAATAATCACGCCTGGAGCGATTGTGACAGTATTAGGGTTAAGCACACCATCATCAGCCGCAGTATATACACCAGCAATAGCCAATGACGCATTTTTAAGCACTAGCTCTAGCACTTTGTTCAATGTCTTAATATCAGGCAATGCTGTGATTAATGGGCCACGACCATAGATTTCACCAGCCACTTTCATGTAACGACTGACAACCCAAGGACTAAACTTCATACGACGATAGACAATCTCTGACTTGCTTTCCTTGTGGATAACATGGTAGCAATAGTCACCGCGTTTAGCATCAAACACTGTCGCTTCGATTAACTCAATGTCTTCCGTAGGCTTCTGCTCAATCTTGCTTTTTAATGAGCCTTCAATCTTGGCGTCTTTCCATTGCTGTGATATGGCCTCGCCTTTCAAACGCATACGACGATACACATTGTCCACACGACCATTGGCGCCTTCTTCAAACGCTACTAGGAACTGTGGTACTGGTATGAAGTTGATTGGGCTAGTGTCGTCACCTGGTTGCACCATCATTACAGATGTGCCTACGCACAAGTCTAGCAATGACTCACCAACGGCAATATCAAAGTTAGATTGCTTAATAGTAGCAAACATCTTCTCTGTGTAAACGTCTAGCGCACCTTGTGCTTCAGCCTTACGGTCAGCAGGTATATCAGTACCAGCCTCAAGGCGACACCACTTAGTTTGCGGTGGGAATATGCCTGACTGCATGCGGTTAGCAAAGCGTTGTGTAGAGTTGATAGCCGTAGCGTCAAACACACGATTCATCTTCTTAGCGCCGCCTACCTTGCCATCATAGAAGCCATCGTATAAGTTACGTTGTGGCAGAGCAAACTCGTAAGCCTCGTCATATAGACTGCGAAACTCCTCTTTTTTGGTCAGCGCAATTTCGTGACGCTTTAAAATATCTTCCGGTTTTAATCTCATTTCAGCCATAATTTTTCCTATTCATACCATTCAATTCTTAAGTTACTAGGGTGAGGCTGTGCATTAACATTCGTCAATCTAAACAAGTATGTCGTCAATGGAGCCAACACAAACTCAAAGCTATAGCTACCACCAGCACCCCCTTTGTTACTAGCAGGGATAAACTCAGAATATATTTCCGTGCCTACTGACGTTACAGTTGGAGCAATAACAGCCGCAGCTACACTACTTGTTGCTACATTTCTGTTCCTACGATGCTTAGTAAGAGCCGTTCCACCAGATGTTGTTGGCGATTCATACATATAGAACTCAGACTCTCCAGCGCTTTCGTATTGAAAGATAAGGTGCGGAGTAGTGCCAGATGGGAAAGCCAAAGCAATGTCTATACTAGAGCCAGCAGCCAAGCCAGCAGAGTAGGGGTACATCTTGTAAACGTAATATGCCCTAGCTTCATGCAAGCGCAAATGGTTTACCTCTATGATTGGCGCAGGTCTATCAGAGCCAACTGTTTGCTGCACCCCATCCTTGTCTGTATAGGTAGGCGATACAAACCTAGACTTGGTAGTTATGGATTCACGTTCGACTTGAATAGCCATTAGTCATCCATTTCTTCATCTTCAGGCATGTCTTCAATTAGCGACTTCTTCTTCTCTTTAGATTGCTTTGCAAGCATCTGCATTACAAACTTAGTCAATCGCTTATCTTTCTTCAAGTCTTCAGCTTCTAGTTCTACGCTTATCTCTACATTCATTTCTTTTTCATCCTTTCGGCTTCTGACATGGCGATAGCAATGGCTTGCTTATCATCAGTAACTACTGTGCCACCCTTGCCAGCATGCAATGTGCCAGCTTTATATTCACGCATGACTTTAGAGACCTTCTTTTGCATCTTAGTCTTCTCTTTCATGGCGCTATCCTAGTGTAGTGGTTGCAGATAATCCTTCTTCAGGATTTAATCGCTCTTCAGATAACAACATACGCGCACCACCTCTAGCTCTAGCCATACGACCAGACGCAATTTGCTCATTTAGGTCACGCTTTTCTTCTTCAGCTTGCTTACGCATTTTTTCTGCTTCTGCTTGTTGTTGAGCTAAAGCTGCACCTGCACCACCATCACCACCACCACCAATAATTCCACCCATCTTTATCTCCTAACCATTAAGTCATAGTCTAATTTATCTTCGCTATACTGCTTCATTGTGCTTTCAGATATAAACCCGATAGCTTTACCCCAAGAAATAGCTCTAGCATCTGATGTTTTAACAGTTATTTGCAATCTATGCAAGCCCATAGATATCCAAGCCATATCTGCCACTGCAATCCCTATCTTAGTCATGGCGATTGGCCGAGTTCGAGCTACGTCTCCAATGACTGACCACATCTCAGCCACTCCTTTCCACAATGGGGCGCAACCAAAACAGGCGACTGGCTTGCCATAGTAGAAACAAGTAAAGGCAAAGCCGTATTGGGCTTGATTTTCCAGTAATTGTCTGACGCCAACCATGCGTTGTGCAGAATAGCCTTCAAATTCGCCTTCAGAAATGTCCATAGCATGCTCAACTAGGAACGGAACAAAGATTACGCCCTTGACTTTTGGCAGATTATCGTTTAAATCTTTAATACTTAAATACATCGAAGTCACTCATAACAGTTCTTGCAAAGATTGGGCCACTTGAAGCTAGTGGATTGCGCGTCATGCGCTTATGTTCGCCACCGCCAAGCATTAAATAGCCAAATGCGTCACCAACGTGAGAGTGTTCGTTCTTATTTGGTGCGTCACGGAAGCGTTCTTGACCTGCGCCTACAGAAACACGCTTGAAATGGTACCCACCAGCTAACGATTTACGCAACATCTTGCATGAAGTGTCCACAATCAAGCCAGGTTTACCATCAATTAGTCGTTGCATTGGTGCCGCAGCGCCTTCACGACGGACTTTAAAGTCATTTGAGTGCGTAGGTTGCGCTCTTAATCCTAGTGTGCGTAGATAATCAAAGGCTGTGACCTCATAAATGGCATCTCTTTGCATACCAGCAGGGTCGCCCCACATCATAATCTGTGCTTTAGGGTATCTAGCGTTCAATTCTGCAAGTAATTGCTGACCAAAACGCTCTAGCCCCATATCTTCTGTGACTATTTCGTGTAACACTACCCATCTGCCATTAGATAAACGCTGTCCAACGACTGCTGCTGGTGTCAAACCGAAGTCTAAACCTATCTGTATAGGCTGTGAATCGTCGTATTCCACGGTAGCAGACATCATTTGGTCGTTATATTCAGGCCATACAGGGCGACCTTCTTGCACATAGGTATATTTACCCTCTGCATAGCAACGAATCCAGTCTAAGTTCTTACCACCAAGCATCTGTGGGTAGTAACCAGCAGGCAGATTGTTTAAGTTCTCTGCTTTAGGGTTAATTTTCCACCAGCGACCAGACGCAAAGATGTGGTCATTGGCTTCAGGATTGTCTGGCAAGTCAGATGGGTCAACTTCTATCACACCACCGGGCTGATTAAAGAACTTCCAAGCGTATGCGCCAGTTACTTTCTCTTTCTCGGCTACCCTATGCCACCAATGGTCGTCATCCATAGGGTTGGTGTCCATGAATACGCCATGCCATGTAGCACCGCCATCACGCTTAGTAGGATAACGGCCTACCCTGTGTGTAAGCCCATCAATTACAGCCTTTGGTAACTCACGCGCCTCGTTTACCCACGCACCAGTCAACTCTAACGACAGCAACTTACGCACATCTTTAGGTTGGTCTAGCGCTAAGAAGATAACCTCGCAATCTACACCAGCAGCCTCACCTTTTGCAGGCAAACGGATGTGGTGAGTAATAGGCGGAGTCCAAAGCAATGGCCCAAACGTGGATTCTGGGAACAAGTCTAGCCATGTCTTGATGGTGGTCGTCTTTAACATAGGATAACTGTTACGCACTACGGCAAAACGCGTGTATCGAATGTTATCCACAGGTGATGGCTTCTGTTGTAGCGCCTTAATAAATATCTTTGCACAACAGGCGTATGACTTTCCACTACCTACAGGCCCCATCAAGCCTTGCACAAAGGAATCGTCTTGCAAAAACTTGTATACCTCTGGGCTTTTACTGAAGTTTAGGTTTAAGCCATCAAAAGATACCTGTTTACCACTCTGTTCTTTAACTTTCGCCATCTACTACCTCAGCTTCTATAGGGTCTGGGCCAACAATGTTTACGCCAATAACTGATGGCTTGTCAGATTCTTGTGCTTGGTCAAGTAGACCAGACGCTTTAGCCAATAAGCGCAGCACCCCGATTTTATCGAATAGTTCGATGTCCAAGGTAGTCGTCGCGTTGCCCTCTTTGTCATAACGTGTATTTGACTTGATACTCTTAATCGCTTGTAGCGCATGTTCCGGTATGTCCTTCGACGCTTTAACCTTAATTGTTCCATTCTCATCCCAACTCATTATGTCAGTAAGGTTTGTGTTGGCCATTGTAAGCAAGGCATAAGCCACGGCTTCACGGTTAGCCTCTAGTGTTGCAGAGCGTTCTAATGTCTTCTGTATAGTGCGGACACCACCGTAGTTCTTTAGTGATGGTATTCGTTTAATCTTACGCGTATCTTCTGTCTCAGCCATTTATTACCTCTAATATAACTATGCAAGCACCATTAGGGCATGGGTCGCCACGCGTTATGTGCAAATCGTCTACTTGACTGTCATCATCGTATACACCAGCGTTCATCATCGCATCGAGAATAGCTTTGAGCAGATTGTCAATATCAAATATGCGACGACTACGAGGGCGAATAATAATGTCCACACGCAAGCGAGCATCGCCAAGTTTAGGAATTGAATTATTAATAACATATTCCTGCACAGCGCTTTTAAACTCCACACCAGCTTTAGATAAAAATCGTCGCTTTCCATTGGCTCTCCAGTAAGTATTAACGCTTGGCGGATAGGGCAACGTCAATATCATTTAGCCAACCTGCTAATCCGTTCATTTAAGCTACCATCATTGTATTTACTAAGGTAGGACTTCAAAGCATTGTTAATAATATGCGCCCTGGGCATCTCTAATTCTTGGTGGGCAATATCAAGCAAGGCTCTGCTCTTAGGAGTTAGCCTTACTAAGAAGTTATTGTAATCACTAGCAGCCATAATCTATATCCTCTAAGTCGTTCTCTTTATCTAATCTCTCTATTTCGCCAAAAGCAGTCTTAACGTAATACAGAATAAACGTCACTAGCAATAAACAGCTAGTCCCAATCAATACTAAATCCATTTGTCAACCCTTTATATATCTTATCCATATCTGAGTATAACATAATAAATGTCTTGCACAATAGAGTGAATTAGTCTATATTGATTCTTACGGGGCCATTACCCAGCCCTTGCAAATGTAGCTTCGACAGATGCAGATAAACGTAGCGTACCGCAGAGTTCTCCTTAAACGTCATAAATAGACAATGACTATAAATATCGGGGCTGTGAGCTGTGGGGGACAATCAGTCCTAGCTTAGATAAACGAGAGAAGCGCACCGAAAGGTGTTTTAACCTTAATATATTTTTATTCGGGTTAGGTTAGGTATTGACTTTTAATACGCATCATACACACCATACACATTCCCATAGCAACAACGCATAGTGCCAACCAGCTATAAAAAACCTAGGAAAAATTCAGTCATACACCCCTACCGCTAGGCGAGGGGCCGGGGGGGGCAAGGGTATCACTTCCCACAGCGCAACACTGGCACGAATCAACGCGCACCCAGCATGATATTTACTGGAAATGATAGGCACGGCCAGGCAGGCCTTGTGATTCTTACACTATGTTATAGGTATGCTTAAGCTGCTCAAGTGTAATGCCTTGCGATACTAGGCGTTCGAGTGTGAGAATATCTGAATCTGTTTTAAGAGAGTGCTGGACAACTAGCAGTGCATCATCAAAACTTATCGCTGTATTACTATGCACTTGCTTGTTAACTGATTGCTTGCTTGCCTTGCTATATCTTGCCATGGGTTCCGCCTCTTGTATCAATGAATCGATTGATTGATTGCTAATGCTTTCTTGGTCTTGGCTGGTTAAACTATCATCATATATAACACGTTTTAATGCACCTCTTAAGCCAGTGTAGCCTTTCTTAACTTGTTCGTAATAGCCAAGCCTTTCTAGTTTCTTCATGCCTCTGCAGATATTTGGAGCGCTACACCCTCTGAATAAAGCAATCGTTGACCATGCTACGAAAGTAAACCCATTTGGCGAACAATAGGAACATAAAGCCATTAGATTCACATAATCGCCACGCGTTAGCCTTTTATCGTTTATGGCTCTTAACGGAACAACCGAGAATTGCCGCGCGTCTGGCTTCTTTTCTTTTAACTTAATGCTTGGCTTAGCTGGTAGATTGAACATGCTTAATAAGTTTTACTTATGAATGGCCAGTATATCATTTGAAACGTGTATTGTTATATCGCACTAATATCGCATTTAGTGGTTGCGTTATTTTATAGACTGATTTTATAATGGCTCACCGCCTAGAAAACAAGGCGATACTATTTCAACACTATAAAGGTAAACTATCATGGCTACTCTTCAAATACACAACATTATTGACGCTGGCGCTAGAATTAAGCATTTTGATAATTTTTCTGTTATCAGCTTAAGCATAAACACGCAAGGCAAATATCAAAAAGCAAATAGCAGCGAGAATATAGAATTGTTTTTTGATAATCCGGATCAATTGCAGGCGTTTATATATTCATTGACTAACGCTAAAAACCAATTGGCAGGGGCTTAATATGCGCAGCTCAATGAATCAAAATAGCTTCAACCTATATGACGTCAAAGGCATTAAAATAATTGGCGATTCTACTTACGGCACTAACCATGTTTTAACTATTGAAGTCAAAGCAAATGATGGCAGTTTATACGCAATTTATTTGCATAACCCTGCAAGCTCAATTAAATTGACTGTTAAGGCTTAATATGATAATGCGCGATTATAAGAATCACAAACCAGCAAGCCCGTTATCATTCCTAGACTATCTAGCTGCTGCCGGCTTTATTTTAACAATCATCGCTTTACTATTTATCGCAACACTATAAAGGCCACTATTATGAAACAGACCGTAAACTTACACCAATTCCGCGAAGCGTTCCGCTTACATGAAAGAACCAATTTTAGCTATGAAGGCTTACAGATTTTATTTGACTATTTAGAAGAATGTGAAGCTGGCAGCGAGACAGAATTTGAGCTTGATGTAATTGGCTTATGCTGCGATTTTTCAGAAGATACAGCAGAGGAAATACAACGCGCTTATGGTATTGAGCATGATACAGAAGATGAAAGCAATTTAGCAGACTCGGTGCGCGCCTATTTAGAAGATGAAGGGCATTTTGTAGGCGAAACTGATACAACATTTATATATCATAATCATTAAAACATCCTATAAGCCCATGCTAATCCGTGGGCTTATGGGCTTGTTTTAAGCCATACTATTTAAACACTATCGAGGCAACTATTATGCGCACTAAAAACGATTATTTAAAAGCATTATTAAAATATAATGCAAGCTGGATTAGATTAAGTTTTTTAAATCCTAATAAGTATATGACAAATACTGATTTAATCATTCATGCCGTAGCTTATAGAAAATTAACAGGCATTAATTTATATACTTTAAAAGGGTCTTAATTATGCTAAACCTATCAGACAAAAACGAAGTATTAGAATTTTTTGAATTGTGGATGCTTAGGCAATTTAATAACAATGCAGCAACACTAGAAAATTGTTTTATTCATTCCAAGGCAGAATTGCTTATAAACGAAGATTGTGAATTTTGGCAAAATCAACCCATGTGGAATTTATACGATAAAGCAAAAGAGCTTGCATTAGCATAACACTAACAATCAAGGCCTTTTACCGGGCCTTTTTTGTTGCCTATCGTTTATGCACTAGCTAATTAGCATATGAAACACTCGGGAAGACTATTTTTAAGCCCATAGACGCGTTTTATTGCTTTATTGGGCGCATAGTATCAACCAACAATTTAAAACGTTTATAATGCGCGTTATGCAGGCCGATAATTTAACGCCTGCCGTTATACGCTAGCCGGTTTACTTTTTTCTGCGATTGTAAAGTTTTTGACTTGGGATTGTAAAGTTTTTGCCATTTTTACGAAAAGTGAAATATAGGCGAAGGGCGCGAGACAATTTTTATTGCTTGCTTTCATCCAAATGCTGGGCAACTTTTGCTTTCGCATCATCCGCATTTTTATAATTGCCTAAGTGAAGTGAGGGCAGTAACCAAACTGAATAGATTGTGGCACCTTGCGAAATGGCCTTTGATATTGCATAGCCACCTTTGCTCCTAGCCACCGTCGCGTCATCCATTCTTGCCGGGCTGAAGTTTACTATTGCATACTTGCCCCAACTGTGCCAACGAATCATTATTTATCCCTTGCAAATTCTTTATGATACTTTGCCCTAGCTTCATTTGCCACCAGCTCAGCTAATTCCAAACAATAAAAACTTCCAATATCAATTCTATTATGATTTACTTGCAACCTAACTCTCCATTTTTGTGAGCCTTTTTGCCAATCGACTCCCTTTACGCCAGATGTATTGCTTTTAAACATTCTCATGTTTTGGCTATTTTGCGCTCTTGTTGCATGCCTTAGGTTGTCTATTCTATTATCATTCCTAATGCCATTCACATGGTCTATACATCCGCTTGGATAAACACCATGATGATAAAGCCAAACAAGTTTATGTGCTGGATAAATTTTATTATTAATTCTAATAAAAATATAATTTGACCAATGCTTATTAGTTCCAGCAACATCGCCAATTTTAACATTCCTAGCGCATTTTGTTTTCCAATAAAGCAATCCAGTTTCATCGTCATAATGCAATAAGTTTTTTAATTCATCTTGATTCATACGCCACCCATCGCACTAATGCTTACCTCTTGTGCTGCTTGCACTGATGACTCCGGGAAATTCTGTGGGTTATCCAATATGCGAGTAACCCATGAACGGTAATTAGTCTTGGGCTTTAGCTTATCAGCAATAAACTTATTTAGCTTATCCACATTCTGCTTGTTCTCGGCATAGCTTACTGGCGCTGGCAAGGCATGATACTCAGCCTCGCGTGGCTTGCATAGCTGGATAATATCAGCAGGCTGTGGCAGTTTATTAGGCGAGTCTGTCCAATGGTCGAAGGCTCGGCCAACCACATTGAAGTCAAAGCGCTCCAGCTTATGCCACCAAACACGCAACACTTCTTTCTCAGGTAACGGCTTGCCATAAATAGTAAACACCGCGCATAACATTTCTTTAAAAGCGAGTTTGTCTGTATCAATCATTTTTAATCCTTAAGCATATTTGTTTTAACCAATTAATCAATTGGGGGGGGGTGTATTCCCGTTGATATTGTGTGCAGCGTTTCGTGCCTTTTACATTACCGCATATTGACCTATCAGTAGGCGCTGTGTTTTTAGGCGGCATAGGTGGCAAGTCTTTCATATCAATACCACAAATGTATAACTTGGTTGCCTTGTGTGCTACATGGCCAAAGTCATACTGGTCTATATCAATAGTAAATCCACCGAACTCATCAACCATCATGCCAAGTGGCAGGTTGGCTTCTTTAAATAGCCTACTACTGGCTGGGTGTTCTAGGACTCCACCATTCAATCTGACTTGCGCTAATGCTAGATAAGCTAATTGCTTTTCTCCCTCTCTTGGATTAGCCATGTGGCTTAATTGACCCCATGCTCGACAAGGTGGATGTGCTAACACAGGAATCTTATTGCAAAACTGTCTTGCATCACGATGAATATCATACACATCAAAGTCAACATCATCTTTGTATGCACTGTCTGACCTTGCAAATAATACGGCAATCATTAGAATGGTGCCTCTTGTGTAGGCGCTTCATCCATCCAGCGACCTTGGTTTAAGTATGTAGCAGGATTAGGAATGTATTTACCATCCTCTGCTTGCCATTGTTTAGTTTCTCGTTGCCAGTTGATAGCATCAATAACTTTAATGATGTCTGGGTTTGCTTTGTTCCAGGCTTTACGTGCAGCTTCTTTTCCTACTTTCTTAGGATACTTATACCAAAAGTCTTCGAAGTAATCTTCAAGCGCTTCAGCGCGTTTAGGTTTTATATTGGTTAATGGTTTATGGTTAATGGTTATTGGTTTATGGTTAGCATTGCCTTCGCTATCCGTTCGCAATGCGTTCGCATCCTGTAAGTCTTTGTTTTTATTCCATCTTACTTTTGCACTAGCTTTTGCCTTGGTTGACTTGCCATGATACAATTCTATTTCAGCATCGCAACGAGCATGAGAATACTTATCGCCATCTTTTATAAAGAATTCGTTAAGCAATTGCATTGCCATCGCTTGTTCGTCAGCAGTTCGAGCGCATATCAAACGCAATGCGTTCGCATCTAGTGGCTTTTCTGAAATGTAGTATAGGTCAAGCAGCTGGCGGTAAATGCCATGCTCTAGTAGGGTGAGGTGGCTAGTGTCTTTACGATAGTCGCCAATGTGATGCTGGTAATAGTGCATATAAACTCCACTTGTTTATCCACGTTTAAAAAGTTGGCAGGGCAATCGTGGGAATCGCCTTTTCGGTCTGCATAACCTAGCCAAAACAATTATATTCTGTGTAATTAAACTTAACGATAAGTTTTACTTATGGATATTTAACGATTGATAAGTAAATACTTGTTGACAGATATATCAAAGCTATCTATTGTTACATCCATGCCGCTTTGGCATGACTACGAGGAAACTATCATGGGTGTATTTGGTGATTGGATAGAGGATGATTATACGGAACACGAAGATAATCCGTTCTATGTCCGAGATTTAGTGGAATACTTCTTACAGTTTGAGGCTGACAAGCTATCAGACTACATCGACGAAACAGACTTGCTATCAGATAAGGTTAAGAAAATAATCTATGACCCTAATGATGACAAGCTGGGCCGTATCAGAGACATATATGACGCCGAGATAAACCGATTTGCTAGGTTTGTTGAGGATAATTATAGGTCAAACAAGCATGCCAATTGGGTCTTCCATGAAGCACTGGGAGATAACTAATGTCAGAGCAAGCATTTCAAGCGCAAGTAATGGATGAATTAAGACAACAACAGGAGAACGATATGGAAACGACAGCAACATACAAAGTATTACGCGAGATAGATGTTAATAAATACACAGAGAAGAAGGGCCAGCTTACCTATCTGTCATGGACATGGGCTGTAGACCAGTTACTATTGCAAGACCCAATGGCTGTATGGGAATTCCCTGAGCCACGCGTGTATAACGACACAATGATGGTATTCTGTAACGTTACTGCGCTTGGTAAGACTATGCGTATGCAATTGCCAGTCATGGATAATCGCAATGCGGCCATCGTCAACCCTGATGCACGTAAGATTAGTGACGCTACGATGCGTTGCCTAGCCAAGTGTATCGCCTGCTTCGGAATTGGGTTATACATCTTTGCTGGTGAAGACCTGCCGCAAGTAGAGTTAGACGTTACACCATTGGTTGCCAAGATTAAGACAGCCACAACAATGCCACAGCTACAAGAGTTTTACACGGCAGCACTACACGCATGCGGTAAAGATAAAGCAGCGCAGTCTATTGTCATCAAAGCTAAAGATGATATGAAGGCTGAGATTGCGAGCAAAGCATGAGCCAAGCAGACCGTTTAGAAAGTTACTTAAGCGCCCAGCAATCCATCACGCCATTACAAGCGTGGTCAGAACTGGGGATTTATAGACTAGCATCATGTGTGCATATCTTGAAAAAGAAAGGGCGCAAAATAAATGTTGAGCTTGTTAAGGTATCAAACCAGTTTGGCGAGTCATGTCGAGTTGCCCAATACAGCTTTGGAGAATAGCATGATTATTAAATCACTATACGGATTGACTCCTCCAACACAGAAGGAAGTAGCAGACCGCGATGCTAAGGTTGCTCAAGCAATCAAAGATTTAGGTCACAAGTATTTACTTTCAAAACCAACACCGAGGATACGATAATGAAAAACAATGATGATGTAGATTTTGAATTAAACGATAGCGGTAAAAGCTATGTGCAAGTGGATGATGACTTACGTTTAATCATGTCACCAAGAAACTGGCAGTTACAGAAATTGCTAATCGCTCAATCCGATACTAAGTCTCAGAAAAAAGGCGCAGAAAATTGGAGTTCGTTTAGATACTACATGACGCTTGAGAGCGCGTTAAAAGATATTGTCCACATAAAGACATCAAAACAGTTTTTTAACTCGGCTCAGGCGATGCTAAAGGCAAATGAAGCTGTTATCAATGGACTTGTTCAAGCGTTTTCCCCTGAATACACAATCACTAAAGTGGAAAGGGGTTAGAAATGAAACAACATAAATGGCACAAAGAGATTAAAGCATGGGCTGATGGTGCGGAGATTGAATGGCAAAACAAAGGCTCATATAGTGAAAATGCTTGGCATATATGTAATAAACCTGATTGGCATAGCACAAACATGGAATACCGCATTAAACCACAGCCTAAAGAGCCGAAGTATTTGTATGTGTATCAAGACATAGGAAAGTTGACTTTTGAAAGTCAAAACACAATTGTTGAAAATATGGAATGCATAGGAAAAATTAAATTGGAGGTTGATGATGTGTGACATCATACAAGGGTCACCTGAATGGCATGCTCTACGTCTTGGCAAGATAACCGCCAGTCGCATTGCAGACGTTCTAGCAACGATTAAAACTGGTGAGGCGGCTAGTCGTGCAGACTATCGCATGCAACTCGTCTGTGAGCGTTTAAATGGCAAGCATGAGGAAAGCTACACCAATCAATACATGGCCAATGGCATTGAGTTAGAACCAAATGCTAGAGCATGGTATGAAGTGGAGCGTAACATATTTGTTACACAGGTGCCGTTCATACAGCATCCAATATTATCGTTTGCCGGGGCTAGTCCTGATGGCGTAGTAGAGGATGAGGATGAGCTAGGGTTGATAGAGATTAAATGCCCAAAGGCTACGACGCATGCAAAGACTATGCTAGAGGATAGAGCGCCAACTAAATACTATCCACAGATGCAATGGCAGATGGCATGCAGTGGGGCTAAGTGGTGTGACTTCGTGTCATACTGCCCTGAGTTCCCACTGGATTTACAATTGTTTGTCAAGCGTGTAATGCGCGATGATGAATATATTAAAGAGGTTGAAAGCAAGGTAATAGAATTCAACGACGAAGTAGAAACAACAATTCAACGACTAAAAGGAAATAAAAATGGCAGTTAAATACAACTTAGTAGCAAAGAATGGCGAATACGAAGACAAGAATGGCGAGAAGAAAACACGCTGGACAAAGGTTGGCGTTGTAATGGAGACCAAGACTGGTGGCCTAGCAGCAAAGATTGAACTATTCCCTATGGGTTGGGATGGCTGGTGCCAATTAGCTGAACCGGAGCCAGTAGTATCTATCGCTAAAGAAGGTGCTAAGGCTAACGGCTATCAGAAGCAACCTATTGACGAGATAGCATCGGATATACCGTTCTAACGTATACCGTTTTAACAATTAATTATGGGGAAAAGTATATACTTAATATATACCTAGTACCCAACTACTATGGAGAATACGATGAGACCAGTAATCAAAAAGAATTTAGATACACAGCTTAGATTTAAACTTGTAATGGATGTCGTTGGTAGCGGAAGTATCTCAGCTAAAGAAGTAATGACACGCTCAGGCTTATCAAGAGACCTTGCTTATTATGTATTGGCAACCTTGGTTAAAGATGGGCATCTAGCCATTACTCCAAAGATTACTAAGAAGGGTCAAGGCAGGCTGAACCATTACGAGCATACAAGTATTCCGTTTATTCCAAAGACAGTCGAGGAGCTGGAGAAAATATATCCCCCTGGTTACTTCTCTAAACTTCGCAAAGACAAGCGCACACATTATGAAGTAAATGAGAAAGGCCCATACGACGACATGATTGCTGCCAATCCAAACTTGAGAAAGATAAGCGCCATGTTTGAGACAAGGCCTGAATTGTTTAAGCAAGATAAGCGTAAGCCTGAACACCGTGGTATACCTAGCACGTTTGGTATGTATAACATGATTCCATCAGGGATGATTTAATATGAGCGCACTAGACACGCAAGAAGGTGGCAGCCACTACAAGGACATGGCAATCCAGCCAGTAACATTCATTGTTAAGAATAATATACCGTTCCTAGAAGGCAACGTGATTAAGTATGTATGTAGGCATGCCAACAAGAATGGTGTGCAGGACATTGACAAGGCGATACATTACTTGCAACTAATAAAGGAACTACAATATGACTAAAGACGAAGCATTAAAGATGGCGATTGAAGCGATGGAAGATTTATGTGAAGCATTTATGCTTGGAGCTGACTGGAGAGGCATTGGAGTTTATGACAATACAGTAGATGCACTTCAAGCCTGTAACGAAGCATTAAAGGGGAATGACAATGCCGTGTAATCAAGAGTGCAACCAAGGGCGCAACTGCAACTGCAAGAAAGATTCAAGCATAGATAGAGCCACCGTGGTTGTAGCAACATTGCTACTTATCTGTATTGTTTCCATTGGATTTGGATTATATAAGCTAATGCATGGAACTAAAGGGCAAGACTGTGCAGTAACTTTGCAGTTTAATAATAACGTTAAGGCAACCTACATTGGGAAGACTGTATGATTAATTTATTATTAGTATTGTCATTAATGAATGGCACAGACATCTACGAACCAGTTAAAATGCCGGATGGGAAAATACTTAAATGTATAACAACTGATGTGGGAACTTTTTGCTACTAGGATTTGACATGTATACACTTGAATACATATTGTGCTACAAAGAAGCGTTTGCTTTAGGAATGGCGACTGGGTTAATAGCCGCCACCATATATCACAAATTTGTTATTTATTCATAACATACATTGTTACTTCAAAGCCAAAGCGCATTTCTGTAGCTGCTGGTGATGTCCACATGATAGTAGTCCTTAATTTATGTTAAGCAACATTGCTTGTATGTAATAGTCCGCTTAATATTAAAGACAAACAATAGAGAAAACCATTAATTGTAGGAGTTATTATGGTAACAACAACGAACGATGTGACTGGGGATGCAATCCTATCACGCAAGAATAGCAAGCAATACGAAGACAACTATGATTTGATATGGGGAAAGAAGAACAAAGACCCTATCTGCGATGTGTGTGGCAAGAGCCTTGCATCAACAAAAGAGTGTGGCTGGACTGGATGCCCATTGAATTGGGATGAATCCAATATAGATGTGAATCGCGGAGAGTTACCCTAGCTTGCGTATCGCTCGCACTCTACCCACATAGATAGTTCTTCACCACCAATCTTAATCATCCCAGTGCTGGTGTGTATGTAAACAGTTTGCTCATCAGCATCGACTTCTATTTCCTCTATCGCAGAGCCAAGCAGTCTGTTGCAAACGTCAACCATTGATTCATCATCTTGTTGGTAGGCCATCAGTAGTTATACCTTTCTTTAAGGAAGCGAATGGAAACAGCCATCTCGTCAAAGCTACCATCTTTAACTTCATGTAATACATAGAAGCCACGGTAATGCTGATTGCCTTGTGCGCCTAGATAGTCCTCGTCATGCTCGTAACAAGAGCCACATATTATAGCTGTCATCTCGGTGCCATCAGCCCGTTTGCCGTAAGCAATCTGTCTTCCTTGCTGATGACCAGCAAAGCAACTCATGTGCTTCTTCGTAAGCAGAGCTTGAGCAGAACAGATAGGTCTGCCCATAGCCCCCGATGTAAAGTAATGCGAGTAGGCAACGCCATCAATAACGACGACATCGAGAAATGGTATAACTTCCCAGTCTTGATACGGTAAGTCATCTGTTGACATCAATCCTTCAAGTTTACTATCCTCATTGATAGCACGGTTGATTCTATTTTCGTGATTGCCTAGAGTGAGAACCATTCTAGGTTTATATAGCTTGTGTTTGTTCTTCTTTGCTATCTTATTGTAGCGAAACAATGGCTCTAGGAGCGCATCCATGGCATCTCTGGCCGCAAATAAATCCTTGGTGTACCTACGCCCCTCAAACGACTTCATTCCCCTGTCATACGTGCTTAAACTTTCCATGTCTGCAAAGTCTCCTATGCACACAATAACGTCTGGCTGTTTTTCTACAATAAAATTTCCAAGACACTTTAGGAAAGTAAAGTCATTTCCATCCTTTGCCTGAACGTCTGGCAACACCAAATGCACGGTCATTTATAAGTCTCCAATACCCATTCTGCAAACTTTAATAGCTCTTCTTTTGTTGCAGTAAATTTCATTGAATTTGCTTGATGGCTAATAACTTGAACATTATCTTTTGTATAACCTTTAGAGTTATCAATCCTATCTAATGATGGAGAATTTAATTTTCCACCGGGAGTTCCTCTGCCCGCTGTTAAAATAATTTTAATTCCTAATACTGGACAATAATCAGGAATAACAATATCAGAATATTCTAAATTAAATTCAAGATTTCTTTTTTTAGCCCTGTCTCTTGCAGCTCTAAATAAACTTCTTTCTGGGTGACGTTCTCTATACACTCTATAATATTCAGCAAACTGTTCTGGATGGGCTTCTTGGTATGCTTTCTTTTTTTCCTTTTGCTCAGGCCTTTTAGAATATTCTTTTAAGTATTCTTTTCTATCGTCCTTCCATCTAACGACTGTCATTTTCGTAGGGTTAAGTACATGCGCTCACCAATTACGAACGACATACACGCGCCTGATAAGTCAAGCATAATAAGAGTAATGGTTTCTGGTACGGTAGGAGTAAACACAGCGCCAATGGTAGCCACCCAAATAACAATGATGGCTAGGTATCTGAAGGCAGAGCGTAGATTAACTACCCATTTGTCAGGCTCACCTATTGGCTTGTCTATCTCTGCTAGTGCTTGCAGTCTACCTGTCTCTGCTTGCATAAGCTGGATGCGCTCTGTTACATTCTGAGGTGTGCCACCTGCGCCACCAGTAAACTTAGCGAAGATACCACGGACACCATCTGTTAGTGCTGGTATTAGTGCTGGAAATAATACTGACCACATTATACAATCCCCTTTACATATTTGCCTTTAGACTTCAGCGTAAGAATGTTACCACGCATACGAGGGTCAAATGATATATGCACCCATGTATGTTCATAAATTAACTGGTCAAACTTTAGACTACTCTTAGCGAGTATATTAGATATAGTCAAGGGAGTATGACCATAAGCTGTAAAATCTACAGCATAGCCATAGGTATGTGACGAGTTGCTAGTGCCACCTACTGCACGATTGACATCAGGACTACGGTAGCCACTATTGATAGTGATAGCCACATTGCCTAGTATCTCTCTCACCTTCTCCATGTAGAAAGCAGTAGTGCGTAAGACTTCAATCACTTCTTTAGATGGAGTGTTGTCTATCTTAGTCTTAGTTACCGTTAGTTCAGCAAGAGAGAAGTGAGGTGTTAGTTGCATTAGTGTCCTATCATTGCCCTAGATACATAGGATATGACAGCGCCAATCAATGAGGCTATCATCATGCCAGCCCAGAACCCACCACGCCCTTTGTTAGCTAAGGCAAGTAGTTCATCTAGTGCTGTCTCCATCTTGTCTATCTTCTTCTCAAGGGATTCAACCTTAGAGATTAGCTTACCGTATTCTACTGGGTCTATAGGCTCTGACATTTATATACTCTTTTATTTATTCAACGGTTGGTAAAACTTCTACTGGCGGCAATGGCTCTGGTATATTAATATCCATGCCAATGCCTACCCAAGCTGGACACTCAACCCATACACCACCAAATGCTTCTATGGCTTCTTGTGGAGTTGCCACTATGACATTAAGAACAATGTTGTTTTCATCTAAATTAGCTGTAATCATTATAACACCTCAATAATACAAATCAGTCCTTGGATTCCGTCAGTAGCTGTGCCAGATGGAACTCTAGCTAATGTTGCCGATGCATTAAACAGAACAAGAGAAGTTCCTGAAGCGGGGAAAAATGCCCCTGCTACTAAAGCATTAAAACTAGAGCTATTACTAGCTCCACCGCCAGCATTGTTTACATTTACTGAAGTAGTCCCAGCGTTTAGTGTTTCTGTTGTACCTGTTGGAAAAAATGCAAGTGATATTGCACTACCAGATACCGTACCTGCTGAACCACCTGTTGCACCAGATGCGTTATTACCACCAGTACCACCACCGCCGCCTGATGTTCCTACAACAGCATTTCCACCTGTGCCACCATTGCCACCTCTACTGCCAGCACCGCCAGCTCCACCAATACCAGATGTAGCTCCAGTTGATGTCCCACCAGCACCACCTGTAGCATTAAATGTACCGCCTGAACCTATTCCGCCTGTACCACCTGCCGTAGTTGAAACTGCACCACCGCCTGTTACTGACATTGCACCAAAAGTTGTAGTGCCGCCAGCAGTAGGAGTTATTGCCCCAGCCGCACCAATAGAATAAGTATAAGATGCAGCAGGACTAGCGTAGTATGTTTCAGAATAACCACAACCACCACGACCACCATAAGCAAAAGTATCTGCTGGTCTACCACCTGTTGCGCCAACAACAAATACATATAAAGCCCTTACATCACTAGGTACTGTATAGGTTGTACCAGTTGACAGTACACGGGTTCTATACGATTGTGCTGCGGATACTTGAACTGTGGAATTGGGAAAGGTAACCCCACTTGTTCCGTTTATAATCATTGTCATAATTTATTTCCTTAAACTTTAACCCAGTTTTCAGTTGGGGTTGTAGGCCATGTAATGTCACCTTCTACTGGGTATACTGCATATTGACGAACATCATTACGGTATTGGTCAAAGGCAAGTTTGTTAGACAAGTACGGATTGCTTAGTAAAGAATCGCTAACGCTAGGTATTTGTGTCCAGTCAGTTGCTTCCAATAAACTAATAGCAGTAGCTTTGTTTTCTTCCGCAGTTGGATTAACAGCAGGTTTTGTAAATGTGTCATTAACATAGCCCCAGCCAATTCCAACATTTAAGTTGTCAGGAATTTCCACTAGGTTAGGTAAAAAATTTATGTCCGTTACCACAAGAACATTAACAACAACATCATTTTCTATTTGCGCCGCATTTATTATATTTTCCATAATTTTTACCCTTACCAAATTGTTGTAACAATTACACGACCATCCGCACCTGCGCCTGATACATTTGCACCGTTAGTAAAACATCCACCACCGCCGCCGCCCGGTGCCGTTCCTGCTTCGCCATTACTTGTAGAAATGTTATTTCCACCTGCACCGCCATTACCACCAGTTTGCGATACTCCGCCTGCCCCAAGATTTACACCGGGAGATGTATTATTAGCACTACCACCACCACCAGCACCGCCATAAATTGTGCCACCGCCAATTTGACTAACATTATTTACAATAGAAAAACCACCACCACCACCAAATAATGCAAGGCTATTGCCATTTGCGTCTGTATTGCCTGAAGGTAATCCAGTGCCAACTGAACTTGCTGCTGAACCACCACCACCAGCACCATAATAACCTGCGCCACCGACACCAAGGTTGCCGCCACCGCCACCACCAGTTGCCCCAGGATTAGCCGTAACTGCGTTATACCCACCACCGCCACCGCCAATAACAGATATTAAAGAACCAAAGGATGATGTTCCACCATTATTTCCCCGGCCATTTGAACCTGAAATTGCCGCACCGCCAGCCCCAACTGTAACGGTTTCTGTTGCCCCACATGATGAAATTGCAACAATTCTACTTACATAAGCACCACCACCGCCACCACCACCGCCACCACCAAGGTTGCCCCTACCGCCAGCACCACCACCTGATATAACTTCAATAATTACTGTTGCTGTTGATGGGGCACCAGCAGGCTTAGTCCAAGTGCCTGAAGCATTAAATGTTTGGACATCTTTACCCCCGCCCAACGTCATTGATGTTGATGGTAAAGTTAATACCGTTGACCCTGCTACTGCTGGGGCTTGAAGTGTGACGCTACCACTAGAGTCGCCTGAAATTACTACTGAACTCATATTATTCCCCTATGCCCAAGTGCCGACAGATGTGTTTGCACCTGATACACCGATTGGTTTAATTTTCATGTAAGACCCTGCTAATGTTGAATATGCACCACCAGGAGCTGCTGATAATGTGTATTGTGGGGTAAATGTACCGCCAGCGTTAATGCTTACTGTGCCTTTAACTACAAGGGCAAAAGATGATATGGCAAAAGCTCCGACTGCATAAATTTGGTTTGAAGTTGCGGCATTAGATGACCCTGCTATTGCATTACCCCACGGTTGAGGATATGAAGCATTAAGCGCATAAGGTGCATATCCACTGTATGCAATACTATTTAATGTAGCAGTTCCACCAAATAGCATTGATATATTATGACTTGTTGTGCCAGCCGTTCTAGATAAAATAGACATCATTTCAAACTCATACACAGTAGAACCTGCAAGCGTTACACCAACACCAAATATATTCTGTGCGCCTGTAGCATTAGCACCTACTAAGTTAGAATCAAGCCTAAAAAACTGTTCAGTAGGAATAATCCCACGGGTTGTTGATGTTGGTGCGCCTGTAAAGATTGTGCCGCTAAATTCTTTTTGCCCTGCACTAGGTACAGTTACCAATGTTTCTGCTGTTAAGACTAAACTAGCCATATATTTTCCTTAAAGAACTACCCAACGAGCGCCAGAGGGAACTGTAACTACTGCGCCTGAGTTGATTGTGATAGGGCCAACTGATGATGCAGACTTGCCAGTTGTAAGTGTATAGCTAGTAGTTACAATTAAACTATTCTCTTGGAATACAGCGTCACCACCAGCACCAGTTGCACCGCCACCTACAGACCCCCAAGCAGTACCATTGTAACCCTCGAATGTTCCTGTGCTTGTATTGAACCTAAAGTAACCTGCGCCCGGACTAGCATCACGCTCGGCAGTAGTGCCATTAGGAATGTCAGCAGAACCAGTAATAGATGTTTGTGGAACAAAGCCAGCACCTGACACATAAGAAGCCACCCATGCAGAGCCAGTATATAACTTCATCACTCCGCTTACAGAGTTAAAGTATAACGCACCAGCAAGTAAAGCATTGCCATCGTTATCCACAGATGGGTCAGAAGTCTTAGTGCCTAGGTATCTATCATCAAAGCTATCATACGCGGCAAGCGTAGCATCACGGGCAGACTCAGCCGCAGTCTGTGCAGACGATGCAGATGTAGCCGAATTGGATGCGTTCGTAGCAGAAGTAGAAGCGGCTTGAGCATGATACTTAGCAGAGTATTCTCCACCAGCCACAGCGCCTGAAGTCTTTGTAGCCCAATCATTAGCTAAGATAGCAGAAGCGGCAGCATTGGTTTCACTTACAGCGGCAGCATCAGCACTTGCATCAGCGGCGGAAGCATCGACTACTAAAGCAAATTTAGCAGAGTCAGCGTTAGTGCTAATAGGTAATGAGCCACTAGATGTATGAGCAGTAATTACAAGGTAGACATTGCTATTGCCTGAATCTTTAACTATGTCACGGTTTTGATAGGATGTGCCAGACGCCCAGTTACCACGCCAGTTACCAATAGGGTCACCAGCAACAGGATTACCATTAGCATCAAAGGCTAACGTCTTGCCAGCCCTAGCAGTGTTAATAGGCAATATCATGTTAATACTTGTGGGGTCAGTAACAGGAGCCTTAATGCCACGGTCTGCTGTCTCAGCTACTTGTTGAACTAGGATTGTCTGTGAATCCATCTCATCGTTCAATGTGTTAGCAAAGAAGTCACCACCAGTAGTAAAGTCTGTGGTACGCTGTATTGCCCTAGCGCCAACAATAGTTATTCGGTCTGCGCCAGTAGCGGCAGATACCAAGGTAACCGAGCCTGTTCCCAATGTGGGACTAATGGTTACGGTGTAGTCTGTTGTAAGCGTCAGCAAGGCATCATTCTTATATACCTTGATGTCTGTGTTAGTCAGCACTTCAAAGCTAAAGGCATACGGCCCAACACCTGCCGAGCCTGTGTAGACTATGCGCCTTGCTACGTTACTAATTGGATAATCTGCCATTCTATTTAGCTCCTAAACCAGCATCTTGAATTTCTAAGTATTTATCTTGTATTCTTTTTTGTATATCATCGCTATAAATTGAATTACCAATCAATTGTTCTTTAGCTTTTAGAAACGCAGAAGACATAATTGCCTTTATAGTAACCTGTTGTCTATATAATGGCAAACTAGATATATCTGTGTTTACTAATTGCCCTTGTAAATCAATACCAGTTGGGTCATTTGCAATTTCCAACAGCATATTATATTCAAGTGGTGACAACTCCGTGGACACACTTAGTCCATTTTCCATTGGCATGGATGCCATTCGAGATGGATATGATACTTGAGTTCCAGTTTGAATTATTATTTCGTTAGCCTTATCATCTTTACCTGACTTCATTTTAATTGGAGACCATGAGCTTTCATACATAACAGGCTGTCCCCAAATATCTAATTTTGGTGGCAACGTATCACTTAATCCAGGAGTGGAATTCAATACGGAGTTAATGCCTTCTCTTACGCCCATTGGCAAAATGCTATCAGCGTTCTTATCAATTTTATATTCGCGTTGATATGGGTCTGTTTTTTCTCTTACGGATGACATTAATCCGCTTAATGGGACAACTGTTTTTCCAGCAAATGTAACCAATGATTTACCTAGCTCATCAAACAATTTTAATGTTTGCTCTTGATTAGACCTTGGGCCTATTCCTATAGCAGATGATATATTAGACAAGCCTTGTAAAAAAGGACTGCTCATCATATAGTCATAAAAACCATAAGCTACACCAGCCATCTGTGCATTTACTTTATCTGTATTCTTTTCATATTTAGCGTATTCAACAGAATTAGAAGCCATTGCAAGAAACGCCCCTATTGGCTCTAAGCCTTGATAAGAAATAAACGCCTTGCCTTTATAATCACCAGTACCGTATCTAATGTCTACAGGCAATTCCGCATACAAGTTTCTTTGTTCTTCAGATAGGCCAGAAAAATCTAATACTATACTATATGGTTGCCAACCTTGATTGGTAAGAATTGCTCGTTGACCTTTGTCTGATGGGCCTGAACCAGTAATCTTTCCTTCAGCGGCATAGTTTGTAAATAGAAATCCAGCACCAGTTCCCATGCCAATCTTAGCCATTGCCAAGTCAGCATCTTTACCACCTTTAGCTAAATCTTCTCTAACTTTTTTTGTTACAAATCCTAATGGAGTTCTTTCCAATACTTGTAAATTTAAGTTTACTGGAGTAGTAATAAATGGAACTTGCGTTCTAGCCAAGAAGCCTAAGAATGAATCATCATTAATGACATCCTGCATTTTCTTAGCCATGCCCTCTAACTTTTTAGTAGACGTAGCTTCTTGTGATAATCCCAATATCTCATCTGGTGGGTTGTCATAAATATTTTGCGCGGCATCATCAAATGCTTTATCAGCATCAACTCCAGTAGCAAGAGCATTGTCATACGCTTTAATGCCTTCTCTAGTGGCCGTTCTTTCTAGCTCATACCTATATGCAACGCCTTTATAAAACTCATCGGCAGTTAGTAATGAACGACCAGGCAATGTTGCAACAAAGTTTGCTGTTTTCCAAAACCCAGCAAGAGGACTATCTGAAGCGTAATCAAAAATCTCAGTCCTAGCTTTTGCTAAATCAATTTTAGAAGCGTCATCCATAGTTGATGAGTAGCCTTCTTTAGCGGCAAACTTACCCATCTCCAAGCCATCTTTTACCGCTTGCACCGTTGCAGACAAGCTAGAATATGTTTCAGTAAAGAAATATCTGTCTTCCGAGCCTAAGCCAACAATTTGCCTTGTTGCGCCAATGCCTGCTGCCACAGTCTTTTCTGCCCCTCTAATTGGAATCATTAAAAAGTTTGATAGCGCGTTCTTAACATGTGTAGATGGGCGTGAAAGAATGTTATTAACAAACACTGAGAATGTTTTATCTTTCCATCCAGTCTTAGCAGTAGAGTCAATCAGTTTTGCACGTTTAGCGGCGTCAGTTTCTTTTAAGAAAGCATTAGCAAACTTCATTAAATCAGAGCTAGACATTAACCCATCAGTTGCATCATCAAGACTAACTACGCCTGACCTAGGTATTCTCATTACAGCTAAAGATTGAGCCACATTGGTTTGGTAATTCTTAACGCTTCGTTGCAACAAACTATGAAACGCAATTGTTTGCATTGCTTCCATTTCTACAGCAGGGCTAATCTTCTTGGCAATAGCGGCATCTAATAGTTCTTGCGCGCCATCTACATTGTTTTGAACGTCAAGCTCTAACTTGTCTAATATTTTTTTATCAGGGGCATCTTTAAATGTACGAAGCAATTTTTCTAAATGCACAGCACTTGACCGTTGGGCCTCTAATGCCAAATAAGTATTCTTTGCGTTTACAGTTAAAGTTCCATCAGTCAATTTGCTGACAAATGTATCATCCATGCCAGCAGCTTTGGCTGAAGAAACAACATCATCAAACGTTATGTTTTCTGTTTTAATGTTTGCATCTTTGGTAACGGCATTGACTATTGACTGCAAGTCATTGCTCTCGCTAATAAGAGGCAAATTAAACTCTACTTGTTTTGGAGTAAGGTCTTCTGGTGCAGTTGCCGCTAACTGTGGCTTAACTTCATCAACTGTTTTTTGCAAATCTTCCACAGATATTTGTGGCTCTTCATTCATTTTTTGCTGAACTTTGCCAGCTTTTTTAGCTTCAGTCTCAGTTGCAAGGCCTTGTCTTTCAGCGCCAACTGCAAGCTCTTTTACTTGTTGTGATGGCGTTTTTACTGGAGCGCCTTTTTTAATTTCTTTGACTTCTCTAGTAATAACTTTCTTAACAACTGCTGGAGCTTTCTCAAATATTATCTTTCCTAAACCAGCAACTTCTTCCGTTTCGCCAGTAAATACAGCCGCATCTAATGGCGCAGCTAATGGCAATGACTCATCAATAACTGTAGAGTCGCCAGTTAATTGGTCAATCTTAGAATTAATATTTTGATTAATCATTTTTTACCTTTATGCTGCCATTAACATTAATATTGCAATTTCTTCATCGTAGTCAATTATATCTTCTTCTGTTACTTTTTTGACTTTTTTGTTTACCTTCACACCTTCTACATAGAATGGCGTTATTGGTGGTATGTATGCTTCCCTTATTACTAGCGGATTATAAAATACATTACTATTATCAAATCTAAACGGTTGTATCGACTGTGTTGCAAAGCCTATGGTAACCGTTGGGCTATAAAATGTAGAGACATTATTAAATCGTAACGGCTCTATATTCTGTGCTGCAAAACCAGTAGTTACTGTAGCACTATAAAATACATTGCTATTAGTAAATAAACCTACACTTACAGCATTTGCAGTAGTAACAGTGCTTGCATAAAACGTATTACTGTTATTGTATCTACTAGCGTATATAGTCTCTTTAATCTTGGGACTATAAAATACATTAGCATTATTAAATCTATTCGCAACTACATTCTGATTAGCTGAGAATGTAGAAACAATTGCAGCGTAAAACGTATTACTATTATTAAATCTATTTGCACTTAATGTAACAGCACCACGACTAACAGTAGCATTGTAGAATGTATTGGCATTATTGTATCTACTAGCTACAGCATTGTATGTCTTAGTGATGCTTGCACTATAAAACGTGTTACTGTTGTTAAATCTACTTGCAGTTAAATTCTGTGTTGCCGCAGACTGTGTAATGGTCGCTGCATAAAATACATTAGTATTGTTATATCTACTTGCTGTTAAACTCTGTACAGGCGCAGATTGTGTAATCGTTGCCGCATAAAACACATCAGGGTTATCGTACCTACTTGCGGTAAGAGTTCTATTTACCCACGGCCTTAATGCTGCCGTTACTGCTGCCCAACTATTTGCAGCAAGAGTAGAGCCACCTGCCCATACTGCTGGGTCATACGCACCACTTGTCCATGCAACCGACCCAATGCCAACCATAGCATCATTGGTATCTGCTGATGTTGCCGTTCTGAAGTTAGATAAGTAACTTGCAGTATAAACAGCACCAGTTGCAGCAGAGCCACCACCAGCTACAATTATTACAGCACCAGTAGTAACAGGCGTAATTGCTGCCGGGTTTGGTCTGCTCGTACCAGTAGCCGTAGCAGTAGTTCTTGCAACATCCATCGCGGTAACAGTATCAACACCGCGCCATACATGAATTGCAACTGCACCAGCATCAGCAGCATTACCAGTAGCATTAACTAATACACTGGTATCAACCGTTGTCCCCATCCGCTTCCAGCTAAATGATAGGTTAGTATCATAGCTAGTACCGTTTGAGTATAATTCTGCTTCTTCTGTATAACCTGCTGTAGTAACACCAATTGCTCTATCAGCAGTCGAGCCTGTAGTATATACAACTATAACTATGTCATTGGCAGATGGCGAGGTATTAGACCCACCAGTTAACGTACCATTAATTGAGATTGTCTGAGTACCAGACGCAGCTCCAACAAAGGTACTTGTTAATCCACCAACATAGGAAAGAGCCATTGACTCAATCCATTAAAGAGCAAATATACCTGAAGCGTTCCAAGTAATAGTAATATCCCCACCGTTAGGAGTAACTGGCAATCCAGTAACGCTTGTATCAATATAAGCAACCAAGCGTGATGTAGTTGACACGCCTGTATCAATATAGATAAGTAACGCTTCTACGCTGTTACCTGTAACGCCAGTAAAGGTTACATCTGCCGCGTCAAACACGCCATTAGTAACAGACTTGCTTGATAATGTCTGTGGAGTACCTACAACGCCAGTTACATCGTTAAAGAAGTCATGCGTATCGCTATAGGTATAAGTACCAGTATCAATCAGCGCAACTTTTGCAGTAAGGTTTTGTAAGTCAATATCCGTAAAAGCGTCAAGTAACGCCTCTTTATATTTTGGGTAAATTGCATTAGCCATTTATTGTTCCTTCAAGTTTAGGTTTAACTCCAATTGGTTTATCTTGCCAATCGCGTTCAAGTATTTTTGGGGCAGCCATAATTGTGGCAATCTTATCAACACCAGTTTTGATTGTTTCTCTCAACTGACGCATTTCCTCTATCTGAGCTTTATTATTGGACTGCTGCATTTTAATATATTCCAATACCGCATTATCCATTTTGTCATCAGGATAATCTGGTGGGAAATATAGCTCATTACCATCTGGAAGTTCTGCAACTTTCATTACTGAATCCTTTTACCTTGAGCATCATATTTAACTCTATTTTGTTGTGATGCTTCTGATGCTGATATTGTAGCAGTGCCAGTAGCTAATTTTGCTTTATTTTTCATTGCAGTTTTAGCGGCTTTAGTTACACCTTTTTCTAACAGTTTACCAGCAGGGCCTAATAATGATAACTCTGCACCAGCCTTGCCAAACTCAGGCTTCAATCTAGTTTGCAATCCACCACCCACCGTTACAGGCATACCACTGCCGGCAGTCTTTAATGCCTCAGACGTACCTGTATCAACTGGCATTAAGTCACGCAATGTAAAGTCTACTCCGCCTATATTGATTGAGCCTAAACTTTCTAAAAATGTTGCAGCTTGCTCTACGCCAATGCCTGCTAGTTCAAGTCCTCTTTCATACGCACTTTGTGGCATGTTTTGTACTGTAGGCTTATTGTCTGCAAGCACTCGCTCAACTGGCGTTTCTTCCGGCAATACTCCTGCATACAAATTATAATCGTATTCTTCACCGTAGAGCTGTTCTAATGTTTTCATAATTGTCCTGCGCTTAATCCAGTAATTTTTTTAGCATCAAGATATAGCTTATGTTGCTTTGTTAAATTATCTATTGCGGTTGTATCTAATTTTTTAAATTTACCATAACCTGATGGAGTCATTGTATCTGGATTAAAATCAGGATAATTCTTAACAAAATATTGATTTTTTGTAGTTTGCGTTGTCTTATTTTTTACTACGGTTTCTGCTTTTGGAAATTGCTTAATAGCTTCATTAATGGCTTCATTATAAGTATATTTTGCAGACCCATCTGGATTTGTTTCAGCTTTAAAATCATCAGCCAAATCGTTCATTATTTGTATTTTACCAGCAGTTGGTATATCAATAGCGGCATATGGATTTTCTGATGCCCCAGCATTTAGTCTTATTTTCGTCTGCCCTCTTACAACTTGTTTATTGGCAATGGCTTCAACTAAATCAGCGCGTTGCTTGATATTAAGATTTGGATATAAACTTATTAATTGTTTTTCTGATGTAATCAATCCAAAAATAACATCTGACATAGCTCTAGCTTTTGTTAGCGGGTCACCATTACCTTCATCTTTTGGGGATATAATTCCTTTAAGAGTATCTAAGGTAATAACATCGCGCTTATATAAATCTTGAGCAGCATTTATTTTTGTTTTTCCATCCTTCATTTGAAACATTGAAATTACATCGGCATCATCTTTCTCTTTGTTTTCAATTTTATTTAATTCTTGTTGTTTTTTAGTTGCTGAATATACATCAGTCCATGCTGAAACAGACAAGTCGCGAACTTTTTTCTGCTCTTCAATTGGCAGTGATTTATATAAATCAGTTTTCTCGCCAAAGTCTCCAGCATTAATTCGTTTAACAGCGGTAACCATGTCTTTTGAATATTCGCTAGATGTAGCAACTTCAGCAAAATAATTTAGTTTAATGCTTTTAAATTCTTTTTTAAATTCATTAGCTTTAAGTTTAGCAAAATCTGTACCGCCTTCACGCGCTTGTTCATATACGCGTCTAAACAATAAGTTTTCAACTTCATCAAGTAGGGCTGGGTCAGTAATCGTAGCAATCATCGCCTTAGCCGCTCTTGCGCTATATATTAGATTTTCTTCAGCTAATATTTGCTGGTCAATTAAATAGTCAGCAGTAAGTTTCTTTGTGGCTTCTTTATAAAAAGCGCCAGCAGTAGCGCCCATAGATTGCTTAAATCTAACAGCAGACTCCGGGCTGATATTAGCTAACGGTTTTTCAAATCCAGTAACAGCAGACTCAAACTTTTGTTTAATCTCATTAGGGTCTGTTAACTCACGACGTTCAACTTGAGAAAGGATTTCTGTTAACGCGGCTTGACCATGCACTTCAAGTTGTGCGCGTAATTGCTCGCCTTGAAACTTGCGTAATGTATCTTCCCAAACTTGACCACCGCCACTAGCCTTAATTAAATCTATGCCGCTAGATTGGGCGTTTATTAAATCTTCTTTTGTAATTGGATTGTCAAGCGCAAACTGCTCTGCTTTTGCTTCAGTAGCCTTGCCCATTTCTGTAAAGGCATAGCTAGACAACCTGTCCAATTGATTAGACATGGTTTGCGATTGCTTAAACGACTCGCGCACATTGGCAAAGTCTAACTGAGGTAAGTCAGAATAGACGCGACCAGTTGATTGGTATCTTGGTAAATCAGCCATTAAACTTTACTCCATTTGCCTTAAGCGGCAGCCGTATCAGTTGTGGTTGTGCCAGGAAAGTTTTTTGCATAAGAAGCAGCCGCCATCCCAAGTTTGCCAATAGCATCAAAGTAAGAACCTGTAACTGCATCGCTTGCCGCCTCGTTTAACATT